CGAGCAGTCGCCTGTTGGGAACAAAATTTATCCCCATCAAAGTCGGCATTGTATGGCTTAGTTACACTAACGTTCATACGGAACGTGTCGCCCCGCTTCATGATTTTGACGATATGACACATCATCGACATTCGGTGTAAACTCGGTTGTCGATTGAACAACACGGCGTCTCCGTCCATCATGTGTCTGTGTACCACGTCACCATTCTGCAGTCGGATCGAGGACCGGTCAACGTACCTCAGCGATATGTTCTCGCCATTACGTCGCTCCAGGATCTTCGCGCCCGGATACACTTCGGGACCATTCTGTATCAATTTCAACAGGAAATCTCGGTTTCGATCATTCACGATCATCGGTTTCGTGATATTCATCGCGATCTTCAACGGAACTCCCAACTGCAAAATCGACAAGTTCGGATCACCGGTAATCACGGAACGAGCACTGTAGTCGACGCGTTTTCCCATCAGATTTCCACGAATACGCCCATTCTTGCTGTTGATACGTCCCATGATACACTGTAGAGGACGACCGGATCGCTGCGCCATCGGAACCGCGCCCTTCACCTTGTTATTCACAATCATCGCAATATAATACTGTAGAACATTCGTCAGACCTTCAATCACATTCGGCGAAGAGTTGGCACTCAGTTTTTCGTTCAAATCCTTGTTGATTTTTATTATATTACTATAGATATGGGTTAAATCGTCCTCGCTGCGCTGTTGAGCGTCGTGTTTCACCGAAGGTCGCACCGCGGGAGGAGGCACCGGCAAAACCTGACACACCATCCATTCGGGTCTCGACCAAAGAGGACTGAACCCCATGAAAGACACGTCTTCGTCGGAAATACGCTTGAATATCTTCAGAATGATCTCCGGGGTTATGCGCATGTTGACTTTTTGTCCGGCTTCGCCGTCTTCTGTACTGATATTGTCCCACACGGCGTATATCGACGCCATTCCTTCCAACTTGACCTTGTCCGGCTGTTTGCAGCCACACCCATCGTCGGTCTTTTCTCCACACCTCTTTACTTTGGATGCGGCGGCGTATACGTATTGCCACTTATCTTCCGCCTTCATTTTCAACACGTGCAAATGATCCTTTTTGTTAAGTAGTAATTTACTGCATTTGAAACATACACATTTACATATTTTCATGATCTCTTTGATATGTTGAATGAAGAATACGGGTCTCGCCAAGTTGATGTGACCGAAATAACCTGGCGTATCGATATATGTAAAACCATCGGTTGGACATATAATACCCGGTTCCAAGACGCCCATTCTTGGGTCGAACAGTCCACCCAAAACCGGCTTGTTGTTGATGTACGTGTCTCGCGAAGTCACTTCGACCACCGAATTTTTGCGAATTTCTTCCGGGGACAACATACTAAATTGAACACCAATAATCCTCGACGGAGTTTTATATTCGTTCATTTTCGTATTTTCAAGTGACATTACTAAAAGTTATATCTATATGTATAACATCTATATTATTTATGTCCTTTTCAATTTTTTGTATTATGCGAATTCGGTAATTCGAGTAAAGAAAGACCAAATTATTATTACACCTTTGCACAATTAAAATGCCCATAAAATGGGCGTTTTTGAGTGATAAAGGGGTAAGGCTTTGCGCAAAGGTGTAAAATGGGTCGTCCATTACTCAAATCTATATGGATGTTGGACGTAGTCCCATTTCGTATAATTCTTCAACGCTGTAAACAGTACATTCTACATAGATAATTTGGTCTTGCCATACATAATGTAGAAAGACCAAATTACACCTTTGCACATTCGAAATGCGCAATGGTGTAAATATTTTCATATTTGTATCTTATATTTGTATACCACTTCTCAATCCAATATAATTTACAATTAACGGATCAATCCTATAAACAATCAATTCTTTCGCTTTTCCTTTATTGAAAATTTCAATATCAATTGTTGTATCTATATATTTCAATTTATCGAGAATTTTCGCAGCACTTTTGTTATTTATTAAGTACCCGTGCATACCCGACGAAATGCCATCAGGTATATTATATATGTTATCAACTATATGTTCTCCTAAATTACCGTTAATACCTAAAAAAAGAAAATCGAAATCGATATTCCTAATTTTTGTCAATGTTTCATCTAAAACTTGTAAGAAATTATCGTCTAAACCAAAATCGTCTTCGAAAACAACACTATATCCTTCTTTTCCGCCGTGTAATACGGTTTCGTAGATTTTCATGTGACTTAAATAACACCCAACTTCTCGTTTTCGTATTTCGGGATCGGAACTTAGATCAACGTAGGGTGTGCTTGGTTTATTATTTGGCACCAATACCCCATTTTTAACCATTTCGTCCATATCTAGATTTTTTCCAACTACTGCGTCGAGTAAATGAACATTTTTAGTGTTGAAATTCTTTTCTTTTAGTTTTTCAATCTGGGTTTCTATGTTTTTCATTCTATCTTCGCCTCGCATAGTTATAATGTAAAAATCTACATCATCGATTATTTCAAAATTTTCTATTATTTCACTAGCAATGTAACGGCTACTAGCGATATAACAGCAAGTAAATATTATTACCAACAGAAATGAAAAATAATATATGTTTTTCAACCGCATTGTATCTAATACTGCTAATATACTAATTGGCGATAAAAAATTGATCGCCTTTTTCTTCTATTGGAATTATGATACCCCAACACCCAACAGCATAATCATGGATAATAAGAAGCCCACCAAGAAAGTTTCCGTCAACAAGAAAGACGACAATAAAAATAAAACCGATAAAAAGGTCGCCGTCAGAGAAAGAAATGATCGTCGTCGTGTCTATGATGATGATGATGACGATGACGACGACGACTATGACAGCGAAGACTGTTCCGACAGCGAGGATATCGAAGACACGGAGGATGATGACGAAGACAGCGACGACTACGAAACGGTTTCAGAAAGCGACACGGACGAAGATGATGAGGAGGAGGAGCCTCCTAAAACCCCGGTCAAGAAATCCAAGAGTAGAATTATAGAGAGCGACGACGACGAAGACCAACAGGAAATGTCCAAGTACGAAATTCGCAAGACGGTAAGTGAAATGTTTCCCTCCAAATATATGAAAGAACGTGTCAAAAATACAAAGAAAGAAGAAGAAGAAGTTGTCGAAAAAGCCGTCAAGAAAACATCTAGCAAGAGTTCTGTTAAAAAACCCACGAAAAAGCATGATGACGACGATGACGACGACGACGAGGATCCGAGAGGAGGTGTATATAGTATTATGTTGTCTCTCAACGACGGTGACGACGAGGATTACGAGGACGAAGAGGAAGCATACAACGAGGACGAAAACGAGGAGTGCGACAGTGACGACGAAAAAAAGTTCATGCGCGAATCGTACCAGCATTTTGAAATCCCGGAAGAAATGACAGAGAAGTCGTCGCGCAAAAGGGACGACAGAAAGACCAAGAAGTCGCGCAAACACAAAAAGCGAAACAACAGCGACAAGAACAACGAGAACGAATTGGTCAATATCCAAGAAGAATACATCGAATTGGTGGATACCAAGAAACAACTCATTGAACAGCTTAGATTGAAACCGAAGAACACGGTTCTACGCAATGCTGTTGAAGAATGCAACAAGTCGATCAAGAAACTCGTTCAAAAGACGCGTAACCGCAATGCGAAGAATTACCACAAAATGATCCACAGCGGCAAGAAGCCCGTCAATGAGATCGATTACTTCAAGAAGAACCTGTCGAATAAAGAACAGTTGCATATCATGAAGGATCTCGAGGAAATCAATAAGACGCTCAACACCGAAAAACCGCAGAGATTGACGCTGTTGGAATCGAGTATCCCGACCAAGTTCAAGACGATCGCTCTTCAGAAACTCAACATCCTGAAGTATATGGAACCCGGCGACGGCGAGTATTTCAAGATCAAGAACTGGATCGATACTTTCATGCGCATCCCTTTCGGCATTTACAAGAGTTTGACTGTTAAGATGGATGACGGCATTGACGCCTGTCACGACTTCATGCAGAAATCCATGGACACTCTCGACAATTGTGTTTACGGACTTAAAGACGCGAAACTGCAGATCATGCAGTTGGTCGGACAGTGGATCTCTAATCCGTCCTCGATCGGAACCGCCATCGCTATTCACGGCCCCCCCGGCTGCGGAAAAACCAGTCTCGTCAAGGACGGCATCAGCAAGATCTTGGGACGCGAATTCGCGTTCGTTGCGCTCGGCGGAACCGGCGACAGCAGTTTCTTGGAGGGACACTCTTACACTTACGAGGGAAGTACATGTGGCCGAATTGTTCAGATTTTGGTCGAGAGTAAGTGCATGAACCCTGTCATTTATTTCGACGAATTGGACAAGATCAGTGATACGCCTAGGGGCGAAGAGATTGCGAATGTGTTGACGCATTTGACGGATACGACGCAGAACAGCGAGTTCCACGACAAGTATTTCTCCGAATTCGATTTCGATCTCAGCAAGTGTCTGTTCATCTTTAGTTATAATGACGAGAGCAAGGTGAACCCGATCTTGAAGGATAGAATGTATCGCATTGCCACGAAAGGATACGAAGTCAAGGAGAAGATCATTATCGCCAGAAACTACCTTTTGCCGAAAATCCGCGAACACGTGAAATTTAGCGAAACTGATGTGGTGATCAGCGACGAAATTATTCAGTATATTGTTTCTAATCGCAAGTTTACCAAGGAAGAGGCGGGAGTTCGCAACTTGAAGAGATGTTTAGAGATCATTTTCACCAAACTGAACTTGTTTCGATTGACGAGACCTGACAGCAATATATTTGGAAAGGAGATGGATATCAAGGTAGAGTTTCCATTTACGGTGACTAAGTCGAGTGTAGATAGTTTAATCAAGGGCGACGAAGACCAGAACCAGAGTTTGTTAGCCATGTATGTGTAAGTAGGTAGAAGTGTATTTGTAATTCGTAATTGTAATTTATTTTTTTATTTTGGTATTGTATATATAACAATGATTACGGGATATGGAAATTGTCAATTTTACGGTTCCGGAGTAGTGAAGTATGTGAATACCAGTAGTTCCGGGTCTGGAGGAGCTGGGGGGGTATCAACCGTAGACGATCCTACATTAGTTCGATTTTACCAGTTTAATGCGGAGGATATATCTCAAAATAAGTTAGCGGGATATGTTAATGGTGTCCGCACATACGACGCCTCGCTCGGGTTTACGCCGACGATCAGCACGACGAATTCGTTTGCTACGGGGAGACCGTATATTAGTTTTAATGCAAGTTCCAGCTTAACGCCTATTACTTTACCCGGTCTTCAATTCAATCAAGTGTGCACGGTTTGCTTTTGGATGAAATCAAACAGAACATTTACCGGAACTGGTCAAAGCACTGTTGTGTCCATGATTACAACCACTGGTGGAGCACAAGGCTACAGTTTTACACCTTCAAATACTAATTCGGGTAATAATAATATATTGAACCCTTTTATAAATGGATGGCAATACAATGAAACTTTTAGCGGAACCTTTAATTGCAACGACAATACCTGGCATCATTATGCGTTGGTCGTTAATAAGGGTTCTGGTGATGTAGTTTATATTGACGGAAATTATTATAATGTTGCGTCAAGAAGCGGTTATTCCTACGTTCAATATGCACCTCTTTATAATATATTTTTAAATAAGTTCATTCTCGGAGCTGCATATTGGGAGACTGTATCTCACTTTGTGGGATCTTTGGGTGATTTCCGCTTCTATACAAAAGAACTATTGCCGATTGAGATCAGCAATCTCTATACTTACGGAACAATCAAACCCGCGACGAGTTTCACGACCCCGGTTCTCACGAATACCACTTTCCTCAGCCAACAGGTGTTTACGTATACGGGTGCGAACCAGACACTCACTATCCCGGCGACGGCTACGCATATGATAGTGTCGGCGTGGGGCGCTGGTGGTGCGAGTGCAACTACAACATCATTACATGGTGCTGGGTGGGGGACATGCATGTTATATTGTGTGGGTGGGGCTGGCGGTTTCACTCAAGCCATTTTCCCAGTAAATCCGGCAAACCAGTCAAATTATAATGTTATTGTTGGTGGTGGTGGAATTTCAACATTATCGACAATCACAGTACCTGGTTCATTTGGTGGAGGCGGTGGCGATAGTGCCGGAAGCGGAGTATGGCCTGTAACCACTGGAGGCGGAAGAAGTGCTATACAATATAGTTCAAACGATATTATTACTGCTGGAGGAGGAGGTGGCGGAGGGGCTCAATTTAATTCTGCAAATAATTATAGACTTAACGGTGGAGTAGGTGGTGGTCTTGTTGGTGGAAATGCGGATCAAGACCCAACGAATTATGTTGCTGGATTTGGAGGAACACAGATTGCAGGAGGTTCATCACAGCAAAACGCCGGAAGTAAATATACGGGTGGATCAAACTCAGGTGTTGGCGGAACCGGCGGTGGTGGCTATTATGGTGGCGGTGCAGGTGCTTATGCTGGTAACGGAAATAGTGGTTTTTATTTTGGCGGTGGAGGAGGCGGTTCTTCCTACATCGACACCACCGCGCTTAACGTATCGAGTATTACCACTATGCAACAGGCGTCGAAGGCCATTCCGGCCAACGTCGCCGGCATACCGGCCTCTTACGTGAATACTGTCGGATACGGCGGTGCCGAAGGCGGCACCAGTGGCGGCAATGGTCTCGTCGTTGTTACGTATTTGAACGCGGTTACAAATATAACAAGTCTTTATTCAGATCCCCTGCCTGCTGGCAAAACAATGCATTTAGATGCTGCCAGGTCATGGACTATAAGTTTTAACTCAGATAAGAGTGTGAGTGGCTGGAATGATCTTGCCGGAAACTATAATTTCACAACAATTGGCGGAGGCAACGGCTATAAAATGACATATGATTCTGTCAATCAAAGAATTGTTACACCCGATTATTTTTCACAATTTGGTTCTGCATCATTGTCTACAGTAAATTCATCAAGCAGTGCATTTTTACAATGTGTATTGTCAAGTAGTATTCCATTAACAACTGGAGGAACGTTTTATTGTGTTGTGCAAGTAAAACCTGGAACTACTAATTATAATGGTGGTCCGGTTACTATATCTTCCGAAACAAGTTCTGGTGGCTGTTTATATGGTTTCGGAGATGGAAGCACGATGTATTTAAATGCTCTTGGCAATAGTAGAGCGGGAGCTATAACCATTACTCCTCCAAATGGCGGTCAAAACTTTTATAATAAATGCATATTTAAAATTACAGTAACGACCAGTAACGTTTTTACTTATCAATATATCACATCTACAAATAATGTATCTCAAACGTATGGCGGAGGAACCAGAGGAATTGCAAACGCAATGTTTATCGGTGCAGGCGGTAAATTTGTTAGTAATCAATATTTTTTTAATAGTTTTGACGGTTATTTCCATGAAATTATATTTTATAATACTTTACTCTCTTCTGCAAATCAAACAACTGTTGAAAATTACCTTATCAATAAATGGTCTCTGTAATCCATCAATAATTTGATAAAAAATACTACAACCTCCACAAAAATATAATACAAACTTTAGTATTATATTTTTTATTTTGGTATTGTATATATAACAATGATTACGGGATATGGAAATTGCCGCTTTTATGGTTCCGGAGTAGTGAAGTATGTGAATACCAGTAGTTCAAGTGGAAGTGGAAGTGGAAGTGGAACTACTCCTCTTACTGGATCTCTTGCACCCGATTTGTATCAGTACTTGTGTCTTTCGTCTGACGTAAGCAATAACGTTTTATATAACTATGCAAAATCAACATGGGATTTAGGTATGTGGGGACCCGTTTCTACACTTGTTAGTTCTTCGAACGCTGGACACCTTGGTGCTGGGTATACTGCTTATACCACACCAAAAAATCTCGTAATTACTACAGAAAAAACGTTTCCAAGTGGATGTTTATACTATTACACAACTCCGTCAGATACTTCTACTGAAACTTGGCAAGGTGGAACTAATTATGCTAATGGCTGTGTTGCTTACGCAACAACACCAGTCACTTTACCTTCTTTAGCAACTGGATTTACATTTAGCTGTTGGTGGAACAATAAAAATATGATTGCTGGACGTAATCCATCCAATATATTTGTATTAACCGCTGGACAGACAAATCAACAAGTTACGGGGGGGTATTACTTAGAAGTTACGTTATTCCCAACTTCATCGACAGGGACAACAATTATTATTGTTTATAATAATGTAAGTGGTTATGGCAGAAAAGATATAGATGTATCAACTGCGATTAGTAAGCCTAATGACGGAATTTGGCATTTTATTGCTGTGAAGTTTTATACTACACATATAGATTTGCTAATTGACAATACATGGTTTAGAAATACAATAGCTGATAGTGCATGTATCCCCCAAAACAGAAGTTTATATTTGGCATCTGGTTTCAACTATGGCGATTGGGCTTCTACATTCTCTTGGGCCTATGTATCAAACCTATGTGGTTGGGGTAAAACTCTTTCGGACGCAGAGATGACCCAGGTTTATGCTACTTACGCAGCAAATAATAATTTGATCCCGGAAGTTTCTACTTTTGCCGGGACCTATGGAAGCATTGGATATACTGGTGATGGTGGATTAGCAACCAGTGCGCTGATTGGTCGTCCAACCAATATGGCTTATGATCCAGCAGGGTATTTATACTTTACAGAATATAATAGCAATGTAATAAGAAAGATTAATATGAGCACAAATATTATCAGTACAGTGTTAGGTAACGGAACTTCGTCAGCAAATACTGGTAATGGACTTCTCGCTGTCAATGCTAAGTGTGCAAGCCCTTTCGGTATATTGCTCGACGCTTCGAAAAATATTCTGTTCTTAGATAATGGTACATCATTACGTAAAATAGATGCTGCAACTGGTATTGTTTCTTTGGTAAAGACTGTATCTTACTCATATGGTATGTGTTACGATATAAATGGTAATATCTTACTTGGGGGTGCAAATGGAAGTGGATATTTCTACAGATTTAATAAAGATACAAATGGTCTTATAAGTGGAAGTAGTACAATTACTACCTATTCTACAACTGCAGTTAGTAGTTCTGATGTCTATAATACTTTTATATACTGCGATCCAAGTGGAAATATATGGTGTGGTCAAGCTAATTCAAATGCACTTGGATGTTTTTCAAGTACTGGATCATTACTTTTTAAATTTTCAACCACAGGACCATTTAGTAATGCTTATCCAACCGCATTAAAACCAAGCTCTGGAGCTGTTTTCATAAAACCAAACGGAAATATGTTATTGGCAATTTATGGTGTCGGCACTGGCAGTAGAATATATGAAAACAGTCCGGGTGCAGACGGACAATTCGGATTTGGTAGTTCATCTAGTTCAACCGGTTTCACAACAAAATTGGTTATTAATAATACTTCTGCTGGATCACCTAGACTAGTTACCCCGATGAGTGGCAACTACCAATTCCTTCCGGTAGGTAACGATTTATATCTCACACAAGATCAGAATGGTCATGTTATTACTAAGATTAGCAACTATAATGCACTTACATAATACAACAAGGTTTTATAACTACAACCTCCACAAAAATATAATACAAACTCTACTATTATATTTTTCGTAAATCAAAACAAACCCAAACCAGTATAAAGATTTCTCGCTATACTATACATGTTTCTTTTTCAACAAAATCCTGTGAAAATATCTCCAATACC